CTATTGTGTCCTTATCTTATTTAAATATACTCATTGAATATACTTAAACAAGACAGCCCCGAAGGGCTATCCTGAATTGCTTAAATATTAAGCGTTTACAGCCAATACGAAACCAGCTTCTGGACGTACAACTTTAGTGCCGAACAATGTGTCAGCAGTGTAAAGTGTAGACAAGTAATCTTGCTTGTACTGAGTTTGTGAACGAACACCTAACTGCTCTGCCAATACCATTGTGTCGGTATGGAACAAAACAGCGGCTTTGATTGCATCGCCAGCGGTGATCTCTGCAGCAGTCTCAATCGTAGGCATATTGCTTGACACATAAATGTCGATGCCATACAACTTACCGATTTGACCATTGTTTACGCCACGACCATCAACGAAGTCAGAGCTGTTGTAACGGTCAATACCCATGATTGCGTTACGCAGTGAAGGAGGAATCGCAAACTTACGACCATCCATTGGTACGTCAGCGTCGTCCATCAACTGGATGAGCTTACGGAAACCAGCGTCAGTGAACAAGTCAGAGGTGGTTACAGTGTCGAGAGCGTACAGTGTCAAACCTGTAGTTGCGTCGATGAAGTACGCATTGCTGTGTACCCAATCAGAAGCGTCGCCGTCGCCGAAAGACTTACCCAAAGCGATGAGGTCGTCATCAACTTGTTTAGCCAAAGCGTAACCTGCGTCTTCCGTGTAGAAAGAACGGAGCGATGCCAAAGCCTGAACTTCAACGATGTCCTCAATGAAACGTGAGTACTCGAAGTGACGGTTGATGAGAACCTGTACTTCTGTCTCGGTATCAGCTTGGATGGTAACGGCGGTGTTTGCAGCCTTGAGGGTTGCAGTGCCACGAGTTGGCTTAGGAATGTGCAGCGTGTCGCCTTTTTTGCCTTTGAAAGACATTTTGCGAACGAGGTTTGCCAATACTAAGTTTTTCTGATAGGCAGCGATGACTTCATCAGACCAAATTTCTGGTACGAATGTTGCTGCGTTTGTGCTGTTGACGATAGATGTACTACCGCCGGGGTATGCTACTTTTGCCATGATGTATTTCCTTTAATTAGAAAGTCTAAAATTACTTAACTCTCCCTGTTGCATATGCGTCCATAATTTCATCGGACAACTGCATATATCTATCAGGGTCGGTTATTCTCAGTTTAATAAGGTCGGCTCTACGATATACTTTTCTGCTGGTTTCGCCACCACTACCAACATCCACTGTAGCTGCCCTTAATGCTGCATCTTGAGCTTTGCTGTCTACTGCTTCTGTTCTGCTATTCTGAACTTGCTGTTTGATTTGTTTGAGTTCCTTGTAGGTGCTCAACAACTCATCAGCGGATTCAAAGTCATATTGGGAATCAGCTTTAGCAAACAAGTTTAATCGGATTTGAGAAGATTTAACCCAATCTTGGAAACCAGCATCTTGTGCGATGGTTGCAAAATCAGGATGTTTAGCCGACAGTTGTTGTGCCGTCTTCATCTTCTTCATTTCTAATGCTGCTTGTCTTGCTTCAATTACTGCAGGGTGCTTCTCAACTTGTCTGTTAACTGCTTTAGCGGGGTCTACAAAAAAGTCTTCTTCGAGCGATTCTTCAAGCGGCGTATTTACTTTAGCGTTTGACTCGAGTTGTTGTTTTAACAGTTGGTCTGCAAGACTTCGTACTTCGTGAACCTCATTTGCTTGTCGTCCAATTAACTTTTCAGCTTCTTGGTGCATCCTTGCAATCTCAATAGCAGACTTACCACGATACTTCTCTGGTAATTCTTCCACGGGTTCTTTGACATTAGCTGTTTCAGTTTGTCCTTCAGCGGTGCTGTCAGGTACTGGGGTTGTAATATCTTGTACTACTTCTTGCTCATTACTATTAAACAGTTCTTGTTCTTCAATAAAGTTTGCTGCCATTTAAAGTCTCCTGTCACCGAATCAAGTGATTTTAGGATTTGTAATCTAAGGCTCTTTCGAGGTGTCTTAGGCGTTTTGCTTTGCTTCTTTTTTTGCTTTTTCTTCCCGGACTCTCGCCCATCTGTCGTAAGCACCAACGTAAGTTGGGTCTGTGCCATCTAAACTAATTCTCACGGGTGAGATAATCCGATTTGCTACATTCCCACAACTACAAGAGATTGTTGTTGTCTCATAACCAACAAAACCTTCTGTAATATGTCCTGCATCGCACTTGAAGTCATATAATCTTCGAGCCATTACGCTGAGTCTCCCGACATGAGCTGCTCGTAGGATTGTTCTGAAACTTGTTTTAAGTTTAGAACCCACTGGAGTAAATCCAGTTGACCTCGTTTTAAGTGCAAATCTTTTTCATCTTGGACAGCAAGAACATGATTAATTGCATTAAACATATTCTGTGCATCTTCGATTAAATCTTGCCAACCTTGAGTCGCCATCATTTCAAAGCGATTCTCGTAGTATTCTTGTAGTTTCTTGTCAATCATTCTTTGTCCTTTGGGAGAATGTGTGTAAGTGCTTACTAACTTACTTTGTTGCAATCATACCACACTTTTAAGAAAAAGTCAATAGTTTTCTTTACTTTTGAGCTGATTTCTGCATCTGCAGCTCTACAATCTTACCTTTGTTGTCAATGTCCTTTTCTTTGAGCATCAAATCAGCGATTCTTGCACGCTTTTCAAACTCTTGGTCTTGGTTTTGACCATCAATGTTGGTAGAAAGTGAACTAATGACCTTGGCTTTGAGTTCTTCAGGCAGTAATTGGGTCTCAACTACGGTCTTCTGAGCCTCTGCTTGGTCACGCATTGCACGGGCTTGGAGCGATTGTGTCTGTGCCTGAGCCTGTTCCATCTGCATTTGCTGTGCCATCATAGCCTGTTGCTGTGCTTCAGGGTTTGGCTGACTCATTTGTGTCAAGGCTTGCTCCATCTCAGCACGATTAGATAGGCTGGAGTTAGCAATGATGCCTTTGAGGATAATTGGCAATACAGGAGTATCAGGTCCAAGAGTCTGCAGCAAACCGATAAGCTGTTGCTGTTCGTATTCACGAGCCATGATACCCAAAGTAGCGGTAGGCATAAACTTCATGTCTACAGAAGGATAACGCTCAGGGTCAAATTGCATATAACGGAACGCAACCTTCTTAATCAATGGAATCATAAAGTCTTCTTGGAAGTTGGTTAACGTCCGTTTGTACTTTTTAATTATTCCAGCCATCGCCATCGACATACCAGCACCAGAAGCATCTCTGGAAGCCTGAGACACCACACCTTGGCTGTCCAAAGTGCCAGTTGCCATGAGCAGCATACGCTCAAACTCTTTAGAGGTGTTAAAGCTCTCAGGGCTGGTTTGACCAAATTTGAATGGGAATAGGATTTCAGCAGGATTGCCGTTAGTGAGGATTGCTTTACCGGGTTTGACTTCAAACTTAGAGCCACGGGGCAGACGAGTAGCATCCATTGCAATCATTGGAGCAGTGGTCAATGCCAAGCTGTCTAAATGGCTACGGAGCTGTGCATCAATCGCCTTTTGCATATTGTATGCTTTTTCGACTGTGCCACGACCCCAGAAACGTCCGGGAACCGTGTCGTCTTGGTAAGCGACTACAGGACGGTCTTTCATCATGTAAGGCGACTTCTCTGCCTTGAGTAGAATACCGTCATTACCGATGACCACAATAGCCTCTACGAGGTCGCTGTAAGCGTCTGCAGTGCTTGACTCAGGGAACAGGTTAACTACTTCTTCTTCCTCGTTCTCAAGCTGTTCTAGGTACTCTCTAGGGACTAATCCGTAATAGGTTAGAACCTTTACCTTGTCATCTTGATACTGGACTACTTCTTGCGTTACTTCTAAGTCGTCGTCGTTACCAGCAGGACCGATGTCTACCTTGCGATAGATACCCTTTTCCATGTTCTCAATCACTTTGTGGATAGAGACAAACTTCTCAATAGCCACACCCATTGCATCATCAATCGAGGTAGCGTTAGGGTCAATTAAGAAGTTCTTTGGATTTACAGGAACGGTTGGTACGCAGAAGTATTCTTTTTCGCTCACACCATACGCAGCTTGCGTACTGCCCGGAACAGGCATTGTGGTCGGAATATACTCGGTTTTCTTGGTAACGATAATCTCACCGATACCAGTACCGTAAATCTCTGCCATCAGTTCAATCTGGTCTACTGACTTACGAATCTTCTCTTTTTCTAAGTCTTCACGCAACAGAGTGCGGATAGCTTCCACATCCATTGGATTGTTGTTGTAATCCTTCACATCGTCTTTGATGTCAAAGAACTCTCCGTTACCGAAGATAGCTTCCATAATCTCAGCGTGGCGAGTCTCAACTGCTTGCTGCGTTGCGGGACTGATTAAGCGACTGCGCTCGGACTCACGAGTACGGTCTTCAGAAGCCCAAACACCACGGAAGATACGCTCGTATTCTTTCCAGTCTTCTAAGTAGTTCTCGTCACGATGGTCACGCCAGCGGTCACAGTGTTGTACAACGAACGCTGCTAACTCTTTGTCAGCCTCAGAAGGCTGTTCCCACTTCGTACCTTCGTTGTTGTCTTTCATTTCAGCCATGATTAGTCTTCCATTT